TCATTGAGAATTGTTAGTACAGGAAGTGTAGACACTCTTCAAAATGTATCATACTGGAGTGAAGAAGGTAATAAGTTTGCTGTTTGGACAAACCCTGCAACTTGTACTCTGCCCCTAATTGAGCAAGTAGTTACGTATATAATCGATATTCCATCTTCAGGAACTTATGGTTTTCAATTAGCATCAGATGATAATGCATCAATCTTTCTAAATGAAAGTACGACTCCACTATTAAGTGGACCTGGAGGTATATTTGCTGGTGGTAGTTATCCCACACCATATTCAACTACAACATCTTTGAACGCAGGAATATTAAAACTTACTGTCAAATGTACTAACTCTGCTGCTGGATTCGTAGATGGTGAAGGATCTCCAGTTGGAGAGGCATATAGTTGGACAAGAAATCCTGGTGGGTGGTTTATCAAAATCTGTCAGGGAGGTAATTGCGGTTCTGGTAATGCTATCTCTTGGGTTAAGGCAGGACCACACCCTGCATGGTCTAGTTTTATGAATCAATATGCTGTATATCCTTCAAATACAAATTCTTTAGTAGATACTCCACACTCTGCTACCTGGAATGTAGATGTAAATACTACTGGAATACATACTCTAGAAGTTCAAGCAGATAATACTGCAGATTTTAGTTGGTCTGGTACTACTTTAGGAACTCATGCAGGATTTAATACTCAGGTGACAACTTATAATATTGATGTTACATCTACAGGAAATTATCAGTTGACTGCAGTAGTAACAAATGCAAATAATAATAGTGTGAACAACTTCTCAAAAAATCCAGGTGGAGTTGCTTGGGCGTTGCGCGATCCATCTAATAATGTTATAATGACATCGTTGGAATTATCAAGTGCTCCCAACGGAAACTTATTCTGGCATACCAGAATGGCAACAGGTTACGAACAATACACAATCTAATGGAACTTCCAAGAATTAAAAACGAAAATCTACCTGAAGAACTTAGAGAAATTTTAGGTGATTCTGATGCAGAGTTTGATGCTCTTGTAGACCCTATGGATATCATTGATATTCAGATGGATCCCGATTCATATTTTGAGGGTAAAACTAGAACAGCACAGATGTTGGTAGAAGCACGAAATAAACTTCATCAGTATAAATCAAAAAAGCGAAATTAATTTTTTGTATAAATACCTAACCGTACTAATGTTACGGTTTACAACAAATTGACGGTGCCTCAATTAATCGCACCTCTTTGTTGACAGCACCACCCAAAGGTGCTATACTTATCACAACGAGAGCAAGTCGAGCTCTCTTTCATCCGTGGGATACTCCACGAGATATACTTAAAGGAAATCAAAATGTTTAAATCTGTATTCGCAGCAACCGCTGCTCTGTCCGTCTCTGCTGGTGCCGCTTTTGCTGGCCCCTACGTCAACGTGGAAGCCAACTCAGGTTTCACGGGATCCAGCTACAATGGAACCGCTACTGACCTTCACGTAGGCTATGAAGGTGCTCTGGGCGAGAACGCATCGTACTACGTCCAAGGAGGAGCTACTGTAGTCTCCCCTGATGGCGGTGAGAGCGACACTGTTCCTTCTGGTAAGGCAGGTCTTGGCATCGGTTTGACCGAAGCACTGGGTGCTTATGGCGAAGTCTCCTTCGTTGGTAGTGGCGACGACAGCATCGATCGCGGTTACGGAACCAAGTTGGGTCTGAAGTATTCCTTCTGATTCACTAAATAATGTGGAGACCTTTCGTGCGGTCTCTACAAAAGTCGGAACACCCATGGGACTCTTAGGAGTCCCTTTTTTATTCTAGAGGTATTATGAATTTTAAAATTTACACCAGATCTGGTTGCCCATATTGCACCAAAATTAAGCAAGTTCTCACTGGGAAGGGATATACCTACACTGAACAAGTATTGAATCAAGACTTTACTCGTGAAAATTTTTATGCTAAATTCGGAACGGGTAGCACATTCCCTCAGGTTCTTCTAGACTCTAAGCGTCTCGGTGGTTGTACTGAAGCAGTTAAATATCTCAGAGAAAACCATCTGCTTTGAGTCCTAAATAATTTTGAGTACTAGATAAGGGAGGTTTGGTTTCCATATTATTGCAAACAGTTAAACGGAGGAAACCATGTTAATTGCACTATCAGTTTTAGTTACCATCGGTGCTTTCATTCTTGGCATCACAGTCTCATGGTTAGCAAAGGGATACGTTGAAGATTTCATCGAGAACGCTGCTTACGCAAAGTCTGTTACACATCCAGAAATGTTTGATGAAGAAGGTAACATGCTACACGACGAACTAATTTATATCAGGCAAGATTTTCAACAATGGAATGAAGAATGGCCTGATGAAGATGAAGATGATTGATTACAGGAGTTAATTATGCCACGCAGTATGGAAAACAGCAATTCTCGATTGTTGTTAAGTGAGATTTTGAGAAAGGTCTCCAATGCAAAAACGAAGCAAGAAAAAGTTTCTCTACTTCGCAAACACAATACCACTGCTCTCAGACAGTTGTTGATTATCAACTTCGATGAGAGCATTGTTTCTATGATGCCAGAAGGAGAAGTACCTTACACTCCTAATGATGCACCTTTAGGCACCGATCATACTCGTCTAGAGTCTGAGTATCGTGGTCTATATCGTTTCTTCAAGGGTGGTCAAGATAATTTACCATCATTGAAGAGAGAATCTATGTTTGTTCAACTTCTAGAAGGACTTTGTGCTGATGAAGCAGAACTTTTAGTCCTTGTTAAGGATGGTAGGTTGAATGATAGCTACAAAAGAATTACTAAAGCAGTAGTATCTGAAGCATACCCAAACATTGAATGGGGAGGTCGCTCTTAACATGTCGAATGGTATTAAAATTCTTCATGCTGAATGTGATGCCTCTTTAGCAGATGATAAAAGTCTTCCTTATAATACTTTTTTGATTGAATATCTACAAGATGGTATTACTAAGTTTGATATAGTATCATCATCAAAACAAGTAGATATCTTTGATCATTACTACGATAACTATCGTAGTGATTTCATAAACATGACACAAACTCAAGGGAGAATTAATCCTAGGTTATGGGTAGACCCAAATCAAAAGCAGAAAAAGAAAAGCAAATGACCATTTACTTTGATAAAAGGGCATTAGTTCAAAAGGAAAAAGAAGATGAAGAAGAACTAGAGATTAAAAAGCAGAGAGAAGAAGGCGTTGCTGCTATTGTCGCCGTCATCTTTTTCTTTGGCAAACCTCTGGTTATTATGCTATTATGGAACATGTTGATGCCAGGTATCTTCGGTCTTTCTACCATTGGATACTTGAAATCTCTAGGTTTATTTCTCCTTGCTCGTATTATTATCGATAAGAATGACTAAAGTATGTTTGATTTCTGTTACTCCTGAGGCAGAGAAGACAATTGGATATATTGCTCGTGTGAGCAACCCTGCTAATCAGGAGAATCCAAAGATTGCAGGACTATTGAAGTATTGTATCAAGCATGGACACTGGTCTGTGTTTGAACAAGCGTCTATGACTCTAGAAATTAGCACTACTAGAGCAATTGCAGCTCAAGTGCTGAGGCATAGGTCTTTCACATTCCAAGAGTTTTCTCAGAGGTATGCTGATAGTTCTATGTTGGCAGATAAAATTGCTATCCCAGAACTTCGTCGTCAGGATACTAAGAATCGTCAGAATAGTATTGATGATATCGATCCTTTCCTGAGACAGAAGTATGAAATCTTGATGCAACATCACTTTGAAGCAGGGATGAAATTGTATAAGGATATGCTTGAGTCTGGTATTGCAAAGGAATGTGCAAGAAATGTGCTTCCTTTATGCGTAGGGACAAAAATGTACATGACGGGAAATCTCAGAAATTGGATCCATTATATCCAACTGAGGTCTGCTAATGGCACCCAGAAGGAGCACCAAGAGATTGCACTTGCTGCTCAACAGCATTTCATCTGTCAGTTTCCAGTCATCTCTGAGGCGCTTGAGTGGTGTCCTGAGGGCGACTGCGGATGCTCTCAACATCTTGACGAGTGCAACTGCATTCAACCTGCTTTGAGGATTGACTGATGTATGAAGAACTAAATTCATTTGAGGAAGCACTCAAACATTTTGGTACTAGAGTTGAATACACTATTGCCATGGAGATGTCAAGGAGAATTACTCCTGAGGATGCCTACCAAATGATCAAGGACGAACTCAAAGAAGTCAAAAAGTGTCGTAAACTATTCAACAAGGAGCAAGCATAATGCCTTTATATTCCGTAATAAATAAGGTCACCAGCGAAAAACAAGAGTTTCGCTGCACCGTTGCTGAGTATGAGCAATGGCGTGAAGATAACCCTGATTGGGATAAAGATTGGCACGCTGGGATCGCAGGTACAACCTATGGCAATCCTAAACAATCTGATGGATTTAAGGAAGTAATGTCCAAAGTCCAAAAAGCACACCCCAGAGCAAACCTAAGTCGCTTTACTTGATATGCCAAGAGCACGTAAAAGGAATACTACAAGTAATCCTGTCCCTTCCAACATGACTGCCAAGCAAATTAGGAGGAAGAAACCAATTGATAAGTCCTATATGGTTCCTATCAATCCGTTGACTCCTAATCAAGAGACTGTATTTCAACAGTATTCTGAAGGTAAAAATCTTTTACTTCATGGTGCCGCTGGCACAGGTAAAACTTTTATCACTCTTTACCTTGCTCTACAACAGGTACTTGACGAAGACACACCTTA